TTAAAGAACACTGATGCAGATGTTGAGATTATTCATCTATACCCTGGAGTCCCTGAAGGCTGTACAGGCTTCACAAATGTTCGGTATACGATTAATCATGGAATCTATTTAGATTGCGATATGATCGTCTATGGAGACGTGGCAGAGCTTTGGAGCTATCGGCAAGCAGGCAAGTTTGTTTGTATGGCGGATGGCTCAACAGAGGTGGCAGTAATTGACTGCGAGCACTCCTGCAAGAACAAGCCTCAAGAGTACTTACTGCCAAAAGCTACTACAATCCCAATGCTGTGGAATTGTGAAGACGAGTGCAAAGATGGAATGAAGCTTTTACATTTTACTGACCTAAGAACTCAACCATGGTTTTATGACCATCCAGACCCGCAAGTTACATTAGAATATGAACGACATCATAATTCAGCAGGTACCCGATAAGTGCGACTTAATATTGTGCTTATGGGTGCTGAATCATTTACCATTTGAGCATTGCCAAGCAGCAATTAGCAATATAAAGGCAAGCGGTTCTGAATATCTAATGATGACAGACCGGCTGCGGTATAGAGAAGATCAACCTCCGGAGATTGAAATGGAGCCCATTGAGAAAATGTATCTTAACAACAGTGGTGATAGTCTTATGTTGGTTAAACTGTGAAGCGTTGGGAGCAAGTTGCCATCTGGCTAGATGAGAAAGATCCAAAGCTCGGCGTTGAAGTTGGCGTCAAAAAAGGGCAGTTCACAGAACACTTGTTGAGAGTATTCCCTACTCTTGAGATGTATTCAGTTGATCCTTGGGACGATCAACCTTGCGGTGCAGAAACATACGAAGAGTGGAACTGGCAAGCAATTAGAGAAACTTTTTATCAAGTTACTCGCAAGGTTGGGAATAGATGCAAGCTATTAAATATTTATTCTGATGAAGCAGCGCTTGCGTTGCAAAGCTATCAGTTTGATTTTGTGTTCATTGATGCGCAGCATGACTACAAGTCTGTTAGCGCAGACATTAAGGCATGGGAACTATTAGTAAAGCCTGGCGGCTTACTATGTGGGCACGACTACAACAAAATTAAGTTTCCAGGCGTTGTACAAGCAGTTGATGAATCAGGGCCGTCATCTTTAGGCGCGGATGATACGTGGTGCCGAGTTTGTTAAAAGTTTATTGCGTCTATTGGGGCAACAAATATCACAAGGCTTATGTGTACGCGCTGCAAGAAGCGGTAAAAAATAACCTGTTATATAGTCACGAATTTATTTGCGTGACCGACAGCGACTTAGAAGGCGTTACATGCGTCAAGCCTTCTCGACCTGATTGGGAAGGTTGGTGGAGCAAGTTGAACTTGTTTGATATTGCCGATGGTCCTAGCTTGTACTTTGATCTTGACGTCATTATCACCGGAAACTTAGATCACTTAGTTAAGTTTGCGGATAGCCAATTTGCAGCGCCAGCAAATTGGGCAAGATCTGGTCATGGTGGAATTCAATCGTCCGTTATGGCGTGGGACGGTACTTACCGCAAGCCATTTGATGAATTCAATTATGCGATTGATTCTAAAAGATTGCATGGCGACCAGTGCTACTTATGGGAACTTCTTGAAGATTCGTGGGTTAAAATGCCAGGGGTATTTTCTTACAAGTATCATTGCTCAAGTGGGGTAGATTATACTCAACGAGTTGTTGTGTTTCATGGTAAACCTGATCCTCACGAGACAGAAGGATGGACATTGCAGTACACTACAATCCTGCGCAGACTCATCAAAGAGAGCACGCAACTTGGTTTACAGAATGCTTTAAAGGAACTGAATATAATTTCATAGCAACAACAGAAATTACTCAACCGGCGGACGTTCATATTGTTAGCGGGCCTTGGTACGCAAAGAATTATTGGTTACATCATCCAAGGGTGATACTATTAGATCGATGTTACTACAGAGGTAATCCTGACCACGTTTCGCTAGGGTGGATGAACAGTGATGGCAGTCGTAGTTTTTCAAAAGGCGAAGGCCGAGAACCACCGCATGTCTTACCTAGAAAGACAGGCAGCAGATCAATTTTTCTAGCGGACTATAACGGCACGCTTCATAAAGCAGATGAAACAAGGTTACACCCCAACAATATGCAATATGATGAACCACTTGAAGCAGCTTTAGAAAGAAACGACATCGCAATAGGTTATAATTCAACTGCGCTAGTTGCGGCAGCGCTGGCAGGCTTGAATATAGTTTGCAAAGATTACACAAACATCTTATCAAATCCAGACTGGCTGGATTTACTACCGTATGCCGACTGGCATCATTCAGAAATTAAAAGCGGATTAGCATGGCAACACTTACTGGAAACATTACCGTAGTTACAGCTCCAACTGTGAGCGTAGTTACTTTATCAGAAGCTAAGACTATGTTGAGAGTTGACCACTCAGCTGACGACACTCGAATCACAGCATTAATTAGCGCCGCAACATTGTTTGCTGAGAGCTACACAGGCCTATATATTATGCCTCAGACAGTAGAATGGTCTGTTGATCGATTCCCAGGGACTGAGTTTAATCTAGTTGTTTGGCCTTTAGCTTCTGTTGACTCGATTAAGTACGACGACACTTCTTCGCCTAGCGTTGAACAAACACTGGTCGAAGATGTTGATTACATGGTTGATACGACAACGGTTGGCGGCAGGATTTTTACAAATTCTGGCTGGCCTTCAGTTAGTTGTACTCCGTTGCCAATTCGTATTAGAATGACAGCAGGCTATCCTCTTACAGGATCTCCTTTAGCAGGCAACGCGCCGGAATCACTAAAAGAAGGGATTATGGCATACGTAATGTTTTTGTACGACAATGAGCTTGGCATGAAAAACGCAGCAGAGCAGATACTATGGCATCACCGCGTACTTTAAGTTCAAAGCTTCGGCATCGGGTTCGAATCGAGTCTTTTACGTATTCACAAGACGCGTATGGCGGAGCAGTCGAGGCTTGGTCAGAAGTTGCAACTGTGTACGCAGGCGTTGAGCCGTTATCTGGCAGAGAGTTCTTCCAGGCTCAAACAATCAACGAGTCATTAACTGTGAGATTCAGATTACGTTGGAGACCTGACATATCTTTGGATACTGATATGCGAATAATTGACTTGGCAGTCACGCCAAATCAAGTCTACAACATCCAAACCGTTCAACATATTGTGCATGGAAGAAGAGAATGGATTGCTTTAGCGACATTAACTGCGGACGAAGTTGAGTAAATGGTCGCTCGCATTAAATTTACAGGCACTAGAGAGATCGCTGCTGGATTGAAGCGGTTAGATCACAAGCTCCAAAAAAAGGCAATTGCTCCTAGCTTACGCAAAGGGCTTACTTTGATAAAGAGCGATGCTATTGCAGGGGCTCCTTATCGTACTGGAAAGCTTAGATCTAGTATTGCTATTCGCAAAGCTAAGAAGAAATTCCAGACAAGAGGATCTCAGATATACTCTGTAGGCGTGCTAAATAAGGCATGGTATTATCGGTTCATAGAGTTTGGAACCTCCAGGGCATCAGCTAGACCTTTTTTACGTCCAGCATTTGAACGGAATATTAATAAGTCGATCAATTTGACAATCCTAACGCTTAGGAAAAAACTAGGGCTTAAGAGAGCATGACCGTAGAGCAAACCTTATTTACTACTTTGTCAACAGATGCAAACGTTTCTGCCGTTATTTCTAATTCTTCAAGCCCTGAGACCTACAGGATTTTCCCAGAAGTTGCGCCTGATGAAACCGCAAAACCTTTTATAGTCTATTCATTGATTTCTGCTATTAAGCCGCAGACGTTTAGTGGCAGGTCTGTACTGGAAAACACAAGAATACAGATTGATTGTTATTCGACTTCTTATGCTCAATCACGATCACTTTCCGCGCTTGTACTTACTGCTGTCGATGAAAATATGGCAGTCGGGAACAATCAAGCAATATCATTTTATGAACAAGAGACCCAATTGTATCGAATCTCTTTGGACATTTCTCTGTGGCAATAGCCCACTTTTCAACCTAAGGTAATAAACCATGACTAGCTCAGCAGTTCGCGCCCAAACCAGTACCATTGGTCTTGGCAATGGCGCATCCCCAGAAGTATACACGACTATCGCAAACCTTACTAACGTCTCTCTTAGCGGCGTTCAAGCAAACGATATTGATGTCACAGATCTATCTAGCACCAGTAGAGAATTTCTACAAGGCTTAGAAGATGCGGGCGAAGTGAATATTGAAGGTTACTATGACCAAACCAACACTCAACACCAAACTCTTCGAGATGCTGTAGGTAGCAACACTGCCAGCAACTACAGGATCACAATGTCTGACGCAGAGACAATCGAATTTTCAGCGCGGGTATCTAACTGGTCGATGTCAATGGAAGTTGATGGCGCAATTGGTGTATCAATGACATTAAAAGTTGATAACGCTTACACATTCTCTACGTAAAACATATGAAAAAACTTGACTTAGTTCTACCAAAAAAGAAAGGCCCTTTCTACCTTAGAAAGTTGAACTTGTCTGAAGCTTTGGACTATATGTCTAAAGTCTCAGGCTTAGGGCGTGAAGCTCAGATTCTTAAACTTGTGCAAATTTCACTTGTTACTGATGATGGGAAAAGCGTTTATACCGTTCAGCAGAAAAAGAAGATGGAGCTTGATATTGGTGGTGTACGGCTGACGTTGTTAGGTATCGAAGCGGAGAAAGAAAATGACTTTGCAGCTTTTGCAAGTCTATCTGAAAGCATTGAGGCAGCCGAAAAAAACTAGCCGAGAGGCCTGAATTGTGCGCGCTATACAGGCTTGCTTTGGCGCTGCACACTCCGGTCTCTCAGCTGGATATTAGTTGGGATGAGTTTGCTCATTGGGTCGCGTTTGAAAAGTCAAACCCTTTCCCTTCCCAAATAAACGAGTTTATGCTGGCACAACTAACTACAATAGTAGTTTCTTACATGTCTAAATCAAAGCCGAAGACTGCGGATTTCATGTTGTCTGAATTGTTAAAAAAGCCTGTTGGTAAGAACAAAATTGACCAGCAGATCCTAAACGTATTTTCTAATCTAGGTAAAAAAGATGGCTAGTGGTGCATCGCTCGGCAAAGCTACAATTGATCTTGAGCTAGAGTACGCTAAAGTCACCAAAGCGCTTGATATTGTAAATAAGCGCATGGGTAACTTTGAGTCTAAGATGAAGAAAGCATCTAATAGGCTTAAAGGCGTGTTCACTGTTGCAGGGATCGCAGGGTTTGGTAAATCTATTGCGAGCACTTTTGATAGGCTAGACACTATTGGGAAGACTGCAGACAAGATTGGGATTACTACTGACGCCCTTCAAGAACTAAGATTTGCTGCCGAACAAACTGGGGTCGAGACCAAGACTTTAGACATGGCAATGCAGAGGTTCACTCGAAGGACTGCAGAAGCGGTTCAGGGGAAGGGTGAGCTAGTTGCTGACTTTGAAGCGTTAGGGATTGCCTTAACAAATGTTGACGGCACTGCTAGGGCGACAACCGACGTTTTTTATGATTACGCGGATGCTATTGCGAACACTAAAGACTCTGGTGAACAGTTACGCTTAGCGTTTAAAGGCTTTGATAGTGAAGGCGCTGCGTTAGTCAACACGTTTAAAGAGGGCGCCGCAGGAGTAAAAGAGCTAGGTGATCAACTTAGGGCGAACGGCGGGATAGTTAGTAACGAGGCAATACGAAACGCTGAAAAAGCAAAAGACGCAATGAATCTTTTTGCAAAGTCTTTTACCGCTGCAAAAGATGGAATTCTTGTTAAGCTTGCGCCCGCAATAATTTACTTGGCTGAAAAGCTGCTGGAACTCCCAGATCTGTATCAGTCTATTATTACGGCTGTCGCAGACTTTATGTTCTCAATACGAGAAAGCGCGCTAAGCATTATTCAGTTCGCTGATGATTCTTGGAAAGCTGTTACCAACATGGTGACCAAAATCAAGGGGTCAATTTCTGGTGGACTTACTACTGCAATGGATACTGCGGTAGACCTTACTGAAGACGTCAAGAGTGGCTTTTGGTCGATGTACGACGAAGTTGTTGGGAATTCTTGGGTTCCAGACATGGTGATCGCAATTGGCGAATGGTTTGGGAAGTTGCCAAAGCTGATGGTTGACCCTGCGGAAGACGCGACGTCTACGGTTTCAAGTTTCTTTGAAGATATGGGTAGCTCGATTAAGGGCATCATAAAAGGCGTCATCACAGGAACTACAGATTTAAAGTCAGCGCTAAAGAGTCTTGTAGCAGACATTGGCGGAAAACTACTTGACGGTGCTCTTGATAGTGTGCTCGACCCACTACTTGGTAGCGCAGGTGGGATCGGGAAAGGCATTGGTAGCAGTGTATTTGGAAAGATTGGCGGTGCTTTCAAAGGTATTTTTGGTGGAGGTGGTAGCTATGCTCCAGTAGGAGGGATGGCAGGCGCGGGTGGAGCAGGCACTGGGATTGCGCAAGCCGCTACTACATTTGGCTCTGGCGTCAAACAATTCTTAGGCGGCATTAAAAACTTATTTGGTGGGAAAGGCGGAGGTATGTTCTCCGGCGGAATGGGTGGCGCGGCTATACCATTAGCGATCGGGGCTTTCGGGATGGCTCGATTTGCTAAAAGCAAGCAACAAAAGCAAGAAGCGAACATGCAGTTTGGTGGCATGAACACTGGAATTAATGAGGCGCTTAACCAGGTCTCAAGCTTTAGAGGTCAACTCAACGGTGACGACTTTGGCGAGTTTTTTATTACACTAAATGAAGGCTGGACGTCTACTATCCAGGCATTGAAAAAGGCTAATCTTATTGTTGAGGCGCAAGGCGCTTTGTACGATGAGAACGGTAACCAACTGATTAAGATGAAAGGCAATGTCGATGGTGTCAGAGACGCCTTGGCGGGCGCGGCAATTACTGGCCACACGCTTAACTCATCATTCGCAGAAGCTAACTCCAGTAGCGGTGATATGCGGATCTCGGTTGTTGGTGATTTTGAAGCGATTAAGACATCCATACAAGCCGCTGGCGCGATAGGCGTAGGCACGTTTAAAGATATACAGAAAACAGCAACAGGCGCTTCCGTATCTGTTCAAGGCGATCTTAGAAAATGGAAGACCTACTTAGACGGAGCCATAGGCGTTGCTATTTCAAACATGACAAATGGTCTTGGTGATACAGTTAATCAAGCGGAGGCGCTTACTAACGCATTCAAAGATGCGGCGAGGGCAGCAAGCCAATTAAGATCCCCATCTGGCAGTAGTTCTGGGATGCAAAGATTTGCAAGTGGTGGTATTGCCCATAAGCCTTCTATCTTTGGCGAGGCAGGGCCGGAAGCAGCGGTCCCACTACCTGACGGTCGTAACATACCTGTTGTAATCAAAGGCGGTATGTCAGATGAAGAAACTAATTCGCTGCTAAGGAAGTTGATTAAAGCTGTAGAACGTAGCAACATGAGTGGGTTCGCAAAAGCATGACCGCATTCACAGATTGGCTAAGCGACTCGTCGCAAGAACGAGTGTTGCTGATGGAGCTTACAGTTTACTCTCCGTCGGCATCACCAGTTGTTGAGACAAGATACTACTCAAGCCGTACGTTTATCACTGGATCTGCAGACACTCCTGCAAATCAACTATATCAAGAGCGAATATCAGGTGACCCGTTTTTTGAAAGAAGAATGTCTGAGTCTTTTAGCGGCAGTTCGTTTATCAGTTTAGGTGAGATCGAGCTAAGCAATATCGATGGAGGTCTTGACAGCTGGTTGAATGATAGCTTTGATGGCCGGCAAGTAATTTTAAAGCTTGGCTCGCCTGACTGGGCAATATCCCAGTTTGGCAC